GCAGTACCATTAGCTGAACGAGTGTTAATTGGATTGTAAGCCATCTCACGAAGTCCTTGGACAACTTCGGGGGATACAACTAAATCTGTAACTCCACGACCACCAATTCCGCTATCAGGTGTTCCACCTGTCCAAGCAGTATTGATTCTCTTACCAAGAGTAAGAAGTCGATTAAAGTCATCAAGAATCAGACGCGATTGACCTAAGTTATTAGCGGTGATAGTGTGCGCTCTACCTTTTGTTTGAGCTTCAGCTAAAGCACCAAGTACAAGAGTAGCAGAATTACGCTCTTGCTTGAGCAAGATTTCTTGAGCTACGCGAGTAAAAGACTTACTGATAACGTCCATACGTGAACGTTGAGCATAACGCTTATCGAAATCAACAGCACTATCAAGGCGATAGGTTGTGAATTTCATTTCACCGCCGATTGGTGTTACTGTGTTAGTAGGAAGACCTCCGGGCACAGCTTGACTCCAAACGGTGACATAGTCTTCATCAGTAATGTCATAGTAAAGATCCAAAGGAATGCTAGGACTTTCGTCTGCACTAAAAGCAAAGTTAGAGAACAAATTGCTGAGAGTAGGAGCTTGGTTAACAACCTTAGCTAATACTGGTCCAATAAATTCTGCTAATGCTACTTGAGCTTCATAAGCAACGTCACGATTCTTGGAGGCCATAGCCTTTACAAGTTCGATCTGTTCTGGTGTTCTTTTTAATGTAATTTTCATTTTTAAATTTTACCTTTCTTTATTAAAATTAAGCAGCATCCAATTTAACGATAAAGTAAGATCCGCTTACCATTAATCCAGCTTTTCCAAAAACGTTAGTTCCGTTATTTACTGCATCGTTCCGATAACCGGATGCAATTACAGTTCCGATAACATTGTCTGTAGCGCCAACTGAGGATCCAGCAACACCAGAAGCTCTACCGTTAAGGTGAGGCACGAGGCGATCACCCACAGAAGCACCAACAATAGCATCGTCAGTAAGAGTTACTAAACCACGAGAAAGAACTGGAACAGCTTCTCCGGGAAGAACGCCATAAAGTTCGTCTTTCTTTACTGGATTGTAAAGCAAGTTTTCCCCAAGCTCATCACGAGCAACTGTTTGGCGAAGAGTTACTCCCAAGCAAGGATCTGAAGCTGCATCAACAGGCTCTACAGAAAGAGAAGCTTGAGGGTAAGTATTTCTGCCAACATGTGGGTAGTCGGTTTTTCCAAGTAAACTGGAAGGGTTGGTTGTTACATCAATTGGATCCCAAGAGTTACTTTCGTCACTTAGGGAGCCTGCCGAAACTTTTACAAATACACCGGCATCACCTTGTTTTGTTGACCGCTTAGTAGCGGACGACAAATCAATAAAATCATCAAGATTTCCAGCACTTTTGAATAAGTTTACGACTTCATGTTCATCGTAATCACGAAACGGTAATAGTCTAATAGCCATTTTATTATTCCTTTATTTTAGTAGTTAATTGTTAAATTGTCTTCTGAGAAAGCTTTTTCGAATTTTTGCTTCAAGGTGAGCTCTTGATCAGAAGCTTCAGCATTGTTATTGCTAATAGCCTCTTCTTCAGATGCTTCTACTTGTTCAATAGCTTCTTCTACAGCTTCTTCTTCGCTATCGCTGGAAGAAGATTTAAGTTCTTCCAAACGTTTTTCAACGGCTTCAGCGAGTTTTGCATTAAATTCTTCTTCTTGAGCAGCAATAAAATCTTTGCTCTGGTGTTTAAGTACTACATTGAGCTTCTCTTGGAAAGCTGCAAAGGCCTCTTCTGATTCATCGAGAGACTTCAACTCTTCTGCTACGACCTTTCGGCTAGCATCGTCAAGTTGGAATGCATCTTCAATTGCTGACATGCGAGAATCAAACCTTGCAATTGCTTCGTTCTGTTTTTGCTCTTGTTCTAAAGATGTAACGCGCTCCGTAGCGGAAGCTAGCTCTTCTCTCAATTCGTTAAGTTGTTGGGTCTGCTCTTCGGCGGCTTTAGCTAATTCAGCTTTTTCCGTCTCGAGCTCTTCCTTTTCCTTAACGAACGATTCATTGCGCTCGAGATTAGCATCATTAATTATTTTAGATACAGTAGCCACGGCTTCTTCAGAGAATTTCTTGTTAGAAACTTTCTCTTCAAGAGCTGACACTAGATTATTGAGAATTTCGTTATTGTCCATATTAATAGTACTTTTTTTGTTAATTACATCAGAATTGATGTTTTGTGAAATATTTTTTTCATTTTTTTCCTCATTTTCATTATCTTCATAATTTGAACTAACTACTAAACCTTTTACGTTAGCAGCTGGATTAGATGTGAAGCCAATGCCTAAAGGATAAATTTCTCCAGTAATTAATCTATGTAATGGTGAGCCATCTTTCATTTTTCCGTCGCCACCAAAGGCTTTTAATTGACCCTTAAGTTCTTCAATATGTTTTTCGTCTGATATAATTTCTGCTTCTTTTAAATTATCGCTGCCCGCAGCCAGTACATAATCGTTAAAGCCAATCTCCCAACTAGCTGAAACTTGATGGTAAAATTCACTATCAGGATCAACAGATTGCTCAACTAAGTTTGCAAATTCAGGGTTCACCATTCTATATATAAGAGAAGCTAATGCAATATTAAATGGTTCATTTAGATCTTCAACTTCTTCGGCGGTTAATATCTGATTATCTAAAAAGCTAGAAAATGAAGCAGAAACAATATGACCAACCACTTTTTGTTTTTGATGTTCAATATTAGTAGGTTTGTGTTTAAATTGTTGCAATATATTTATTGCAGACTTTGAATTAATTCCGTCTCCATTTTTATTAAAAGCATTAACTACGGCACCGTTAAATGCAACAGCTAGTAGATCCATATTTTTCTCGAGATCTACATCTGTAGGTATAATTCCTTTTAGAGAATCTAGTGATGCTCGACTAATATTTAAATCTGGTGAGTCAATTTCCCCAGAAGCTAAAATAACATTTGAAAATTGTGTAGTGTATTTAAATTTTTGACTCATAAGTATTATATTACACTATTTTTTTATTTTTTGACTATGATATAAAATTGCAGATGGATAATCACTCAATTGATGAGTTGCTGCAATTTCTAAAATACCTCGTATAGTAGATAAGTTTTCTATATTATTAATATTGTTTATGCAAGAGGATGCAGTTCGTTTCCATTGTGGTGTTTCTTTAGCACATACAATTGACTCGCATAATTTAGACACAATCTCTTTGTCTGATTCAGAAAGTTCCTTGATTTTTTTCTTTTGCTTAAATTTATCAAAAGCATAAGATTGGAATTCTTCTACTTTATATATTGTTTTTTGTATACTATCCTTACCGTAAGACTGTGCGGTGTTTAGTGGTATCTGATTAGTGCCATTTGGTCTACCGGGAGAATTTTGAGTTTTATTTTGAGTTTCTTTGCTTTTTTGCTGTACAGATTCTTTTTGTTTTAAACCTTCTTTTTGAACTTCTAACTGTTGCTCCATTTGATCTTCTTGTAGATCTCTATCTTTTTCTGACTGAACGCTTTCAATCATAGGTATACCTCCAACCAATGGGTTGTAGTAGCCTTTCTCTCGTTGTTCAATGTAACTTTCTTGCACTTTAGATAAATCTTTTGGATTAGGATACAAACCTGTTTGCATAGACTTAATGCCTTGCTCTGGAGTAAGTATACCTATTTCTAATAACCTAGTAATTACCCTCTGGAATTGAACCTCATCTTTAATATCAATTTCTTCAAATTTTGCAGTTGGGTACGACTTAAGTCCCATATTCCTACAAACCTCTTTGATTTGTGGTTGAAGAAAATCATTTAAAAAAGAATTCCTTGACTCTTTTAATCTTTCTAAAAATATTTCAGCCTTAACTTGAGTATTGGAAAACTTTTCACTACCAACAATAACATTCTGGAGACCTTCTTTAATATCTTCGTTAACTATTTTGTACTTTTCGGAACCAAGAACTTTATTAAGGTCTGGAATAACAAATTGAGCTTTAGTAGTATAATCTGCAATCAAAGCTCTACCCACACTCTCATTTTTAAATAGCTCCTGCATGGCTTTTAAATTATTGGGGTTTACTCCACCTTTATCTGGCTCCGCACCCATTGTAATTAAAAGTATTACATTCTCTACAGTTCTACATATAGCTTGATCAATCTTTTTTAACTCTAACTTCCAATTAATATCATCCAATACAGGGAATCCAAAAGGAATAGCAAAAGGCTCGTAATCTTGTTTTTTATAAAATGAATAAACTAATTTTTGTGGGTCCAATTCTACCTTTAATCCATCTGTGGGAAATGCCCCTTCTTTAATTTGTTTTTTTACGTCAGACGGAAGCGAATCAAAAACTTTTTTATCTTCCTCAGTCTTTGGCTCTCTTAGTCTTTCAAGTTCGTAATCTGATAGAATTTTCTTGTAAACTCCAGATTGAAAAGCTGTAGCTTTGTCCGCAACCACATCATAAGGATTTAAAAGTATATATTTGACAGGAATTTGTCCCGGCTTTAAGGTCTGAGCAGAGGCATATACATAATTTATTTTTAGCAAATCTTCACTGTTGAATTTACCATCAACTCTGTACATGAAAACATTACCAGATCGATAATACTCTCTAAAGTATTGATCTTTTACTTTCCATATTCCAATTCTCTTCATCCAGCCTTCAATGAAGGTTTTAGATCTCTCGTTGTCACCTTCTAGATAAATTGGGGAATTAGCAAATTCAGCCATAATATCTACAGCATTTCTAAATATAGCTACATTAGCATAAGCTTTCTGACAAAGCTCTATTGCATCTCTTACATTAACTCCGTCACCAGAGTAATCGTAGGGCAAAAGGCCACTTCTTATGTTTGAAAATCTTTGTACTTTATTTTTGGAGTAAATTGAATTTCTCCTGCTGCCACTTTTGGTGTCGTAGGCAGGTCTACGCTCAGTGCTAGCTGAACTATTATGTACATAAAAGCTGTCTCCGGCAGTTTCAGGTAGGGTCTCTTCTGAAAATGAAGCCTTTAAAATGTCCTCAATTGGCCTATCGTTTTTGTTAAATTGATCCCAATAGTCGGACCGCTTTGTATACTTTCTTTTTTCTTTCACAATAGATAATACACAAAGTCCAATGAAAAGTCTACAAAAGTTAAAAGTTAACTTATAAACATTGGTGTAAATGTTGCCGGAATGTCTATTGCTTTAACATTATGCATGTCATATAATATCTTTACCATCCAGCTACCAAGGATTAATGCAGAGTACGAATCTTTTCGAGCTTTATCTGGCCCACTTTGCCTTCTCAATTCTATAGGTAAACCAAAAGTTTGTGTGCCTTGAGGAGATGTTGTTATTTGAATTAATGCACATTGATTTTTTGTCATGTTCATCATGTCATACTGATGTTCTATA